CTAGTAGAGGTGGACATTTCCAAGTTTAGCCACTTTGAGGACCTCCTCCGGGCGCTCCGCCTAATCGCCCGAGCAAACTATAGGCAGACGCTGGTCAACCTCGATGACGGCATCCTTCAGCGAGCGTGGCATGAGAACAACGAGTTTCTTCACCTGTGCGGGGTCTCCCTCACCGGCATCGTGGCCCGGCCGGACCTGACTCCTCACGACTACAAGCAGATGCGGATTGCGGCCACCGCCGGGGCGTGGTCCATGGCTGATGACCTTGGGACCGCTCGGCCCAAGAACGTCACCTGCGTCAAACCCTCCGGCACCCAGAGCAAAACGATGGACGCCCCGGGCGAAGGCGCCCACAAGCCCCTCGGCCGGTACATCTTCAATAACGTGGTGTATCAGCGCTCGGAGGCTTCGCTTCTCGACCCTCTCCGGGCCGCCGGGTATGAGGTCCGGCCGCATCCCACTCAGGAGACGATGGTGCTGGTTAAGTTCCCGGTGGACAACGAGGGGGTCCATTTCGAGGACTTCAACGGGACGCCGGTGAACCTCGAGCCCGCCGTGGAGCAGCTTGAGCGCTACCGGTTGCTCATGGACAACTTCGTGGATCAGAATTGCTCCATCACGATCAGCTACGGCCCGGAGGAGGTCCCGGCCATCATCGACTGGCTGCTCGAGCACTGGGACAGCTATGTCGGGGTATCTTGGGCTTTCCGCACCGATCCCACCAAGACAGCTGAGGACTTCGGCGCCGCGTACCTTCCGCAGGAGGTGGTGGACCGGGAGACCTTCGAGGCGTACACCTCGCAGCTGAAACCTGTCGATTGGGGCGAGGGCTCCTCCGGCGCGGTGGACCTCGAGCTGTTGGGCGAGGACTGTGCCTCTGGCGTGTGCCCCGTACGATGAGCCGGGGCGGAGAGATCGAGCTCGAGCTCCTGTGGAAGGGCGAGACGGCCGCCGCATACCTTGTGGAGGATGCTAACGAGCGGGATGTCTGGCTTCCCAAGTCACAGGTCGAGCCAGCCGAAGGAGATGAGAAGGGAATGGTGACTACCTTCCTCGTCCCGGAGTGGCTCGCCATTGAGAAAGGGCTCGTGTAGCAGTAATGGCCGCTTGACCCTTCTCCCTGTTGAGGATAGCATCATGTAGTCTCGGAGAGGTTACCTACCCGCGACCGATTCGAGATGTTTACCGGCCCCGGTCGAGGCCCTCCAATGACCCCCGGAGGGTCTCGACTAGGCTAACTAAGAAGCTGAGGAATTTATGACCACTTCACCTCTATTAGCTGTCGCTACTCCCCTCGAAGACTATCGTAGGCGCTACGGTTTAGTGGTTAAACGCGAAGACCTTTCGTGTCCCCCTCCCGGGCCGCCTTTTTCGAAGATGCGTGGAGTTATTGCCCACGTAAAGGCCCGTTATGATGAGGGGGTCCGGCTCTTCGGGGTCCTCGACACCGTCCACTCCCAAGCCGGTCACGCGGTGGCCCTCGCTTGCCGGGAGCTGGGCGTCCGGTGCGTCAACTTCTTCCCCGTGTACAAGGCGGACATCCGCACGGACCCGGTGCCGAATGAGACCCCCGTGGGGGCCATCAAGATACTCGATGGCGGGGTCTGGACACAGCTCCGGGACCCGCAGCTCCGCTCCTCTGGGCTCGGGGCCGAGCTCGCAGCTCTGAAGGCCGGGAGATCGGCCGTGCTCTTCCACGCCGCCAAGAAGGCCATCGCGGAGGTTGGTGGGTACATGATGCCCAACGCGCTGAAGCTCCCCGAGATGGTACAGGAGACGGCGGACGAGGTGGTGCGGACCTTCGAGCACGCCTCCCGGGAGGAGTACCGCTTCCTGCGCTCGAACCCGTGGATCATCGCAGCGAGCTCCGGGACGATTGCCGCCGGAGTGGTGCGCGGCCTCGCCACGATGCTCGAGGGCGAGCGCCCCAAGGTTTTCATCCACATGGGGTACAACCGCCCCCGGGAGGCGGTCCGCAAGTACATCTTCGAGAAGGCCGCTGTCAAGGGCGCTATCGACCTTTCCCTCATTGACGAGGGGTACGGCTATGCCGACAAGGCGAAGCCCGGTGAGACGCCCCCGTGGCCGTGCAACGCCTTCTATGACCTCAAGGCCTTTCGCTGGTGGCTCCGCTCCCGCCGGGAAGGAGAGCAAGCGGTCCTCTGGAACATTGGCTGATGGGCCTTCTTCAAGCCAACGAGGAAGATATTAAGCGCTTCATGAGTTATGTCGAGGTGCTCCCTTCAGGGTGCTGGTACTGGACTGGGGCAAGATCGCGGGGGAGGGGTAATCGCAAATGGTATGGTAGTTTCAGACTCGGCAATCAGACTATCCGGGCTCATCGCTTCGCTTCGGAGGTCCTCGGTGGGCAGGAATGTCCCCCGGGTCACGACCGGGACCACAAATGTGAATTTTCTTTGTGTGTCAACCCCGAGTGTATCGAGGTGGTGCCCAAGGCGGTCAATCGCGAGCGCAAACTTGAAAGGCGTTCTACTCGAGAGCTATGTGGGCTTCAGCGCGCACTTGCAATGTTCCGATTACAGAAGAGTTAAAATATGGATCACGCAGCTTGGCTGACCGATGACCTTGAGGGCTCCGGCCCGGCGGTGGACCGCTATAAGTATTTTATGCGCCCGGAGCCGAAGGAGGACATGGGTCCAATCGAGACGGTCGAGGATGAATTTACCGGCAGGTCGATGCGGCGCCGGACCGCCAAGGTGGGGATGGTCCGCAACGCCGCCGAGAAGAAGGAGGTGATGGTGTACCTCGACCCGCTTCCCCACATCCGCATCGAGAGGGCGAAGGACCTTCAGGGCTGGTATCAGGACCGGGATGACCCCACCGGCCGGAAGAGGCCGCGCCCCTGCTACACCGATGCGATGCTCACCGAGCCCTATGGAGGCTATTGTACGGTGGGCTGCGCCTTCTGCTATGTCAACTCGGGCTTCCGAGGCTATCGCGGGACGGGCCTCATCACGGTGCCTATGGACTACGGCGATCAGGTCAAGCACCAGCTCTCGAAGATGCGGAGCTCGGCCGCCGGGTACTTCTCGAGCTTCACGGACCCCTTCCTCCCGCTCGAGGATGTGTACCACAACACGCAGCGCGGGGCCGAGGCCTTCACCGAGCAGGGCCTCCCCATCTTCTTCCTGTCTCGCCAGCCGTACCCTGATTGGGCCTATGACCTGCTGTTGCGCAACCCGTACAGCTACGCTCAGAAGAGCATTAACACGCCGGACCCGGACGATTGGAAGAAGCTCTCCCCCGGCGCCATCCCTCTGATGCAGAACCTCGAGGAGATCAGGGAGCTGTCCCGGCGCGGCATCTACGTCTCAATTCAGGTCAATCCCATCGTCCCGGGCATCACTACCCACGAGGAGGTCGAGGAACTCTTTGCGATGCTCAAGGAGGCCGGGGCCAATCACGTCATTGTTAAGTTTGTCGAGGCGGGTTTTAGCTGGGCGCCCACGATGGTCGAGCGCATCGTCAAGCGCTTCGGAGACAACCGGGGGGCGATGTTCGCCGGGCTCTTCAACCAGAACATCGGCGGGCAGCGGACGGTCGAGGAGGAGTACAGGATGGAGGGTCACCGGCGCTATCGCGCTGCGGCAGATCGCCTCGGCCTCACGTACGCCACCTGCTATGAGTACAAGCGCGGCAACCAGATACCGGGTGGACCCGAGAGTGTGGGCGTTTCGATCGGGGCTGAGTTCCTCTCAGCAGATCAGTGTCACGGAAAGCGGGTGCCGATGTTCTCACGGCTCACCACCGATGTCCCCTTCACCGAGGTGGCCGCGTGCCCGCCCTCTGGTTGCTTGACGTGCGCGCCGGACAACGGCGGGACCCCTCGCTGTGGCAACGAGATGTTCGGAGCGGCCAAGGCCCTTCGCCCCACCAACTACCGAGCCCCAGTCATCAGCTGACCGGCCGGAGAAGCAGAGGAGAATGAGCGTGACCTATCAGAAGCTCGAGGTGGAGCCCTTCGGCCGAGCTCTCATCGAGACCGGGGACCTTGACCCGGTGTACATCGCCTTGAGCAAGTGCGAGTGGCCCGAGGAGCAGCGCCAGCGCTGGCTCATGGCTTACTGGCTATTCTATCACCCCGGGGCGGCCTCCTACATGGCGGACGCCTCGAGCGAGGAGCTCTTCTGGAACAGGGTGGAGAACGCGGCCCGCAACGAGACGCCCTCGCCTCTCGATGACCGCTGGCCCCGGGCGAGTGAGCGGCGACACTTCCGGGGACAGAAGGCGATTGACGCAGTGGCCGAGCTCCGCCGGTCCCCGCTGGCAGATTGCTTCGCCCTCCTCGAGGCCGCCGCGCCCTCCTATCCGGCCGTGGCGAAGGCGGTGGGCTCACTCCCCCAATTCGGTCCGTGGATGGCCTTCAAGGTGGCGGACATGCTCGAGCGGTGCTGCGAGGTCCCGGTGGACTTCGACCTCGGCTCAGTCACGATGTTCGATGACCCGAAGAAGGCCGCCATCATGGTGTGGAAGGTCAAGGCGGGCTTCGACCCCTACAGCGATGCGATCAAGCCCAAGGACCCCGCCCGGGCCATCCGGGAGGTCTGCGAGTACCTCATCGACCAGTACAAGGACCTGACGGCTCCGCCCTCGCATGACCGCGCCATCGGCTATCAGGAGGTGGAGACCGTCCTGTGTAAGTGGAAGAGCCACATGAACGGGCACTATCCCGTGGGCAAGGACACGCGGGAGATCGCTGAGGGCCTTCGGGCTTGGGCCGAGGTCTCGGACAGCGCCCGGGAGTTCCTACACCACATGCCGACTGATGCCTCAGCGGCCGGGGATAGCGCCGGGGCGGACACCGAGGATAAGGTCCCCGCCTGAACACATCGAAGAAGCCGAGGAGATCGCCATGGAGCACCCCGTCATCATCTACAACATCCGGGGGCCGAACGGCTCCGGGAAGAGCACGCTGGCTCGCTCGCTCATCGCCGGGGACCCTACGGCCGAGCCCAACCGGCCGGGCGTCCCCGGGTCCCCCACCGTGGTGGACCTGACGTGGTTTGATTCACCCACGAAGAAGGACCCGGCCCGGCGCCGCTCGGTCGAGGGGTACGTCACGAAGGCGGATGACCTCGAGGCGATTGTTGTGGGCTCCTACCGGACCGCTTGCGGTGGGCTCGATGCCACACCCAACTTCGCCACCGGCTTCGCGGCTCTCAACGGGGCGGTGGACCTCCTCGAGCAACACGGCTCCCACACTCACCGAGCGGTGGTGGCCGAGGGCGTCATCTCCTCGACTGTCTGGGGAAGCTGGGGCGAGTACGCTGATGAGGTCATGGATGCGGACCGGGCCGTGTTCGCCTTCGTGTACCTCATCCCGCCGCTCGAGGTTTGCCTCGAGCGCATCCGGGAGCGCCAGCGGGCCGCCGGGGGCGAGAAGCCCATCAAGGAGGAGCTCGTGGCCGACAAGATCAAGGCGGTGAAGGCCACCCGGGAGAAGGCCCTCGCCTCCCGCCACATCGTCTATGACCTCCCGGCCGAGCTCCCCGCGAAGGAGGTTGCCTTCGGTCTGAGGCAGATCATCTCGGCTGGCCGCTGGGGCCACGCCCTCGCTCGGGAGCATTTCCGTGCTTGAGCTCGAGCAAGCCCAGCCCCTCGTTGACTGGATCAACGAGCGCCACGCCATCTACATGCGCAAGGCTATCCTCGAGGACCAAGCCTCGCAGGGGCTCCAGTACCCGGCTCTGTCCAACACCGGCCGCCTCGCTTGGGGCAAGGGGGGCTGGACCCTCGACCGGCTGACCGAGGACCCCATCCTCCGAGAGTATCGCTTCTGCAACGTGTTCCGGGAGCTTGACCGCGTGACGGTCTGGATCAGGGAGAACATCCGGGAGCCGTACGCTGACCACCCTCACCTCTGGTACATGCTCGCCATCGCCCGCTTCACCAACTGGCCCCCCACCCTTCAGCGTCTCATCGAGAGCCCGGACGGCTGGCCCGCTGACAGCCGCTTCTCCCCCGAGCGGATGACGTGGGTGCTCGAGGACTGGAAGGCCTCGGGTGAGAAGGTCGAGACCGGCGCCTACATGATCAGGGCCGAGAGTGACACCAAGAAGGAGTGGTACAGCTGGAGCAAGCAGCGGTACGTCTCCGAGATCGTGCTCGGCCGCCTGTGGCGGGACCGCGTACGGGTCGAGGCCCATCTCCGGGGCAACTCGCTCCGAGGGGCTTTCGAGTTCCTCCGCTCCCAGCCTGACTACGTGGGCTGGGGACCGTTCATGACCCATCAGGTCATCGTGGACCTCCGCTGGACCCGCTACCTCCGGGACGCCCCGGACGTGGGCCGCTGGGCCTCGCTCGGGCCGGGCTCCGTCAGGGGCCTCAACCGCCTCCACGGTCGTCCACTCAAGAGCTCCTTGTCACAGGAGCGCGGCCTCGAGGAGATGCTCGAGCTTCAGGAGCTCGTCCACCGGCCGGGGGTCCTCAAGCCTTGGGTGCCCGCAATCGAGCTGGCTGACATCCAGAATTGCCTCTGCGAGACCGACAAGTGGCTCCGGGCGAAGCAGGGCGAGGGACGCCCCCGGAGTCAGTACGTGCCCGGTCGGGGAAGATAAGGAGACGAAACATGACAAGCATTCGACTATCAGTGGGGATGAAGGAGCAGATTGAGAGGCGCCTCATTCACTATCGCTTCTCGGAGGAGGCCCAGCAGCTCGTGGCGGAATACGCCCAGCTGGCCTCCGATGTCTATGATGACGTATATCCTAATACTACTCAGAAAAAGATGAAGGAATTGCCAAAGGGGTGGCTTCCTACTACGGCTAGTATAAGTGTTCAATTTGGAGAGGCCGGTCTGAGCTATGCCAATCTAGCCTTCGCGGGCATATGCTATGGCGAGATCAGTTATGCTGGTGGCCAGGGCAAGGTCGAGTGCGAAACATGTCGTCTAGTGCCCTACAATGAAAGAAATGGTTGCGTAAAGCAGTATCCGTACACACATCCGCTTTCTAAGCGCTATGACGAGCTCGAGACCCGATACAAGGCCCTCGAGGAGCGCATCCGGGCCGGTCGCAAGGCCGCTCGAGCCGCGATGGATCAGGTGACCACGCTCGCCCGGCTCATCGAGGTCTGGCCCGAGATCGCCCCATTCACCGAGGGCTTCGAGCGCCGCAACACCCTCCCCGCTATCTCCCGGCCGGACCTCAACGGCTTGCTGGGCCTCCCCAAGGAGACCGCCGCATGATTGTCCTCAGCGCTCGCAACGTCAACTATGCCCTCCCGCAGGGCATAACCCACCTCCACGCCTTCGGGGTCCGGGAGGACAGCCGCAACGGCCCGGTCCTCCGGGAGCTCATGCCGGTGACCACGGTCTATGAGGCGCCCAACGAGCGGGTCTGTCACCACCCGTGGCGGGACGCCAACCCCTTCTTCCACCTCATCGAAGCGATGTGGATGCTGGCCGGGCGTGACGACATCGCCACGCTCCAGCGCTACGTGAAGAGCTTCAACTACACCGATGACGGCAAGACCGTCCCCGGGGCGTACGGCAAGCGCTGGCGCAGCTGGCCCGCGCTCGGCTCCTACGGCTGGGGGGACCAGCTCGATTGGGCCGTGAAGCGCCTCCGGGCCAACCCGGGAGATCGGCGCGTGGTCATCCAGATGTGGGACCCCGCGATTGACCCCGAGCGGGCGGACAGTGGCAGCAAGGACGTTCCCTGCAATCTGACGGTCCTCCCCTTCGTCACCGGGGACGAGCTGAACATCACCGTGTTCTGCCGCTCCAATGACATGGTCTGGGGGGCATACGGGGCCAACGCGGTCCACTTCAGCTTCCTGCTCGAGTACCTCGCAGCGAGGACGGGCCTGAAGGTGGGGCGGTACTATCAGGTGAGCAACAACTTCCACGCCTATCTCGAGACGGCCGGGGACCCTCAGGCCTGTTGGCCGGTCGATTGGGGGCCGGTGGACCCGTACGCCATGGGAGCGGTCCGGCCGCTCGCCTTGGGCTCGAGCTCGGAGCATGACCTCTCGACCGACAAGGGCTCCGCCAACTTCGACCACTGGCTCAAGCTCCTCTTCGACAAGGGCGCCGGGGCGGTCTCCTGCTCCGGCTGGGCCTTCCTCGACAAGGTGGTGGTCCCGATGGCCTCGGCCCACGAGCACTACCGCGTCAACAAGGGCGAGGAGCGCTACACCGGCGCGCAGGAGATACTCCAGCAGATGCCCGCCGGGAACGATTGGCTGCTGGCCGCCTCGGAGTGGGTGGCGCGGCGGGAAGCCAAGTGGCGCCGGGCGAATGATGATGGTGTGACAGCATGACCCTCGAGCGCCTCAAATTCGACCGGCAAGCGGCCCGGGTCCGGCGGTGTCACACCAAGCCGTACATCGAGCCGTACTCCATCGGGTCGCACACCCACAACGTGGTCTCGCTCCTCGCCCTCGCTTGGCGGGACCAGTTTGGCGAGCTCCCCCGGGCGGAGCTCCTCCTTGCGGCTCAGGCCCACGACAAGGCCGAGCTCGTCACCGGGGACATCCCCTCCCCGGTCAAGGACCTTCTCGGAGAGGCGTGTCAGGAGGTGGACACCAAGGTCGAGCGCTTCCTCTTCGGGCACCTCGACCTCACCGACACAGAGACCGAGTACCTCATGGCGGCAGACCGCTTCGAGCTCTGGCTCTGGTGCTGGGACGAGATCAGGCTCGGCAACGAGGGCGTCCGTGATTGGGCCGAGGGGTACTCGAACAAGTGGCGGGAGGAGCCGCTCCCCTCGCCCTTCAATCAGTGGTTCATCGAGCTACAGGCCACCGGGGGGCTGGGGCAGTACACGGCCGAAGAGGTCATGATCATCGGAGGATTGAAATGAGTTACCCAGAGCAGGTTGGCGGAGATCACTACAAGGCCGAGGTCCAGCATTGGGACGTGATGGAGGAGGCTGACATCTCCTACCTCGAGGCCACCGCCTCCAAGTACATCGTCCGCTGGCGCAAGAAGGGCGGACCGCAGGACCTCCAGAAGGCGGCCACGTACCTCGAGCGGGCGCTGGTCGAGGAGCGCGATGCGCGCCGCCTCGTCCCGGCCGAGCGGTTGAAGGCCCTCGGGGAAGAGAACAAGCTCGACCCGTGGGACATGGCCCTCCTCGAGCTCATCCACCTCGATGGCTCGCAGATCGCTCTGCGCTCCACCGCCATCCTCCTCCGGGAGAAGGCTGAGAGCGAGCTCGAGATTGGTCAGCTTCAGGAGAAGCTCCGGGCACCAGTGGCTGCGGAGGACCGCCGGTGAGCTTCAGTCCCGAGGCCCGCTCCTGTTGTATCGCGGCGGGAGAGTTGATGAACGTGTCGGCGGCCGAGCTCGTCTCCCCGCTCCGGGGCTCCCCGGCGGTGGCCTCCACTCGTCAGATCGCCATGTGGCTCTTCTATGAGTGGAGGCGCCCCGATAGCTGGGCGGAGCTCGGCCGAGCCTTCGGCCGGGACCGCACCACCGTGAGGCATGGGGTCAACTCGGTCTCCAATCGGATGATCGCTGACGAGGATGGTCTGGGCCGGAAGGTCCGGGGGGCGCTCAAGCAACTGCGGAGGGCCTAGTGTCCTTCCTCCAGCAGCCGCTCTTCCCACCGCAGACCTCGTGGCGTGCTCCCCGGCTATCCGAGCTCCCTCAGGACTGGAACAAGGCGCGGCGGGTCTCGGTCGATGTCGAGACGTGTGACCCCCTGCTGAAGAAGCTCGGGGTGGGCGTCCGGCGCGGCGGGTACATCGTGGGGTACTCCTTCGCCCTCGAGGGTGAGGGGCGTGGCTGGTACGTGCCCCTGCGCCATCTCGGGGGCGGGAATGTGGAGAGCCCTGACGCAGCCCTCCGCTACATCCGGGAACAGGCCCGGGCCTTCACCGGGGAGATTGTCGGCGCCAAGCTGGATTATGACCTCGACTACCTCGCTGAGGAGGGGGTCGAGTTCCCGCTAGTGTCCGCCTTCCGGGACGTACAGGTGGCCGAGCCGCTCCTCGATGAGCTCCAGTTCAACTACAGCCTCGAGCACATCCTTGGCCGGTACGGCCTCCCCGGCAAGGACGAGGAGCTCCTCCGCCGGGCCGCGCTCGAGTACGGCCTCGACCCGAAGAGTGAGCTGTGGAAGCTGCCCGGGAACCTCGTGGGTGAGTATGGGGAGGCGGACGCCTTGCGCCCGCTCCAGCTCCTTGCCCAACAGGAGAAGCTCCTCCGGGAGCAGGACCTCTTGGGCGTCTGGGACCTCGAGAGCGCTGTGCTCCCGGTCCTAGTCAAGATGCGCCGCCGGGGCGTCCGCATCGACACTGACCAGCTGGACAAGGTCGAGCGCTGGAGCCAAGCCGAGGAGATGAAGGCGTGGGGCGAGATCGCCCGGGCCACCGGCATCCGGGTCAAGCTCGGGGACGCCATGAAGGCGGACGTGCTCGCCCCGGTCCTTCAGTCCATCGGCCTCAACGTCCCGGTGACGGCCAAGACCCGCAAGCCCTCGATCACGAAGGACTGGCTAGCGGAGATTGAGCACCCGGTGGCCGGTCACATTCGCCGGGCTCGTCAGGTCTCGCAGCTCCGGTCCACCTTTGTCAACTCCATCCGGGAGCATATGGTCCGAGGACGCATCCACTGTACCTTCAATCAGCTGAAGCGCCAGAAGGACGAGGAGAAGGACGAGACCGAGGGCGCCGCATACGGCCGCCTCAGCTGCTCAGACCCGAACCTCCAGCAGCAACCGGCGCGTGACCCGGAGATCGGCCCGATGTGGCGAGCCATCTACATCCCGGACATGGGAGGGATGTGGGGCCAGCTCGACTATTCGCAGCAGGAGCCGCGCATGCTGCTCCATTG